AGTGAGGTAGTTTAATGCCAACCGTAATTACCCAAGGCGCCGCATCTGCAAAGGGCTACGGTTTTGGTGCGCGGGCAACCGCCGCCAACTACATCGAAGATGTGTTCTCGACGTATCTTTATACGGGCAACTCGACTACCGGCGGAACCCAGACCATCACCAACAATGTTGATCTTTCAACAAAAGGTGGAATGGTTTGGATTAAGGGACGCAATGCGGCTTCTAACAATGTGCTTTTTGACACAGCGCGTGGAGCGGGTACTACCGCATCAAACAATCAAGCTATTTCAAGTAACTTAGGCACTGGTGAAGACCTTGGCGCTTCATATGATTTTCTGTCCGCTTTCAATACTAATGGCTTTACCGTCACGCAAGGCGGCACAACAGCAGCAACTCGCGGCACTAACTACAACAACGTAACCTACACCTCCTGGACCTTCCGCAAGCAGCCGAAGTTTTTTGATATTGTGACTTATACGGGAACGGGTGCTAACCGGACCATCGCGCATAATCTTGGCGCTGTGCCGGGCTGCATTATTGTTAAGCGCACTGATACAACTGCCGATTGGGCTGTGTATCATCGCAGCTTGGCCAACACGCAGTACATGGTTCTTAACTCCACGGCAGCAGCGGCTACAGGCGCAACACGTTGGAACAGCACAACGCCGACATCATCCGTGTTTAGCCTTGGTACCTCTACTGACGTGAACGCTTCTGGTGGCACCTACTTCGCCTACATTTTCGCCCACGACGCAGGAGGCTTTGGCCTGACCGGCACGGACAATGTGATTTCGTGTGGGTCGTTTACTACTGATGGCAGCGGTAACTTTTCCGTAAATTTAGGGTATGAGCCACAGTGGGTGTTGATAAAAAGCACAGACTTTGTTGATAGTTGGTATTTGATTGATGTTATGAGGGACATGAGCCAGACCGGTACCAACAAACTAAACGCCAACACTACTGGGACAGAATCTGTATATGGAGAAGGGTTCTGCACGCCAACGGCCACTGGATTTACTGCTACAACGCCGGGCCTATTTACAGGCTCCCAGAATTTCATCTACATCGCCATCCGCCGTGGCCCGATGAAGACGCCGACTACGGGGACGAGTGTGTTCAGACCGATTGCGCGCACTGGCACTGGAGCAAACACTACAATCACGTCCAATTTTGTAACTGACTCAGTAATGTCTGTTGTACGTACTAGCGGCCAGTCTGCATGGTGGGATCGTCTTCAGGGACAATTGTTGTGGTTATCACCAAATAGTACTGGCACAAATATTACTGACTCAAGTGCGCTGACTAGCTTTGCCAATATGATCGGGGTAAATCTCGGTGTAGATGCAGCCTACGGTCGCATTAATGCTGCATCTACTACCTATGCAAATTGGATGTTTCGTCGCGCCCCCGGCTTCTTCGACGTGGTGTGCTATACGGGGACGGGTGCCGCTTCAATAGTCCTTAACCACAACTTAACAGTCATCCCTGAAATTTATATTATCAAGGCACGCAGCGCAGTAGGGGATTGGCAGACGCTGTTTAACGTGAGCGGAACACAATATAGATTTTGGAGCGGCGCATCGCCTGCCAGTGGTTTAAATTTAACTACCGCTTCTACTAACACATCAAACTTGGGCGGGTTAACGTCAACAACATTTACCCCCACTTTTTACATGGGGAACACTCATACAAATTCGGCAGGCGTAAACTACGTTGCTTACCTCTTTGCCTCCGTTGCAGGCGTCAGCAAGGTCGGCTCCTACACCGGCACCGGCACTACCAAGCAAATCGACTGCGGCTTTACTGGCGGCGCAAGGTTTGTCCTAATCAAGCGCACCGACAGCACGGGCGATTGGTATGTGTGGGATAGCGCGCGTGGGATTGTGGCGGGCAATGATCCCTACCTTCTCCTTAACAGCAACGCCGCCGAAGTCACCAGCACCGACTACGTTGACACCTACAGCGCCGGTTTTGAAATCAGCAGCACGGCGCCAGCGGCTATTAATGCTAATGGCGGTACATTCATCTTCCTGGCAATCGCATAGAGGGCATCATGGAACTCCGCATTCGATCCACTGGCGCCGTGATGTTCGAGAGCGAACTGCGCGCCTATCTGCTGGCCAATGGTGGTCCGTCTTACGAAACACTCACGCCAGAGGTGATGGAAGCCATTGGCGTTGATCCCGTGTTTGAGGGGCCGCAGGCTACCGGCGGCACGGTGTATCAGTACTCCATGCGCCAGGGTGTTGAGAAGCAGGCTGACGGCAAGTGGTACACCAAGCACATCTTGGGGCCGATCTTCACCGATACGCCAGAAGCCACCGCTGCCCAGCAGGAAGCTGCCTATAAGACGGCGAAGGATGCGGAGCAGGCTAAGTTGGTGCGGGCTGACCGGGCTGCGCGTTTGGCGGAGAGCGATTGGACCCAGCTTGCGGATGCCCCGGTGGATGATTTGGTCTGGGCAGTTTATCGCCAAGCGTTGCGCGATATTCCTACCCAAACCGGGTTCCCATGGAATATAACCTGGCCAGCAAAGCCCTAATCTTACAGGTGCGACATGGTTGATAACCACGAAACCGCAAAGACCATAGGGGATGTGTTATCAATCACGACGGTTGTGGGGACATTGGCCCAGGTTCTTCCTTCGATTGCGGCGCTGTTCACCATCGTTTGGACGGTGATCCGCATCTATGAAACTAAGACCGTTCAATCATGGCTTCGACGTTTGAGGGGCTAGATGTACATTCCGCTAAAGCTGCCGCCGGGAATTTATCGTAACGGGACACAGTATCAGTCTGCTGGCCGGTGGTACGATGCTAACTTGGTGCGGTGGTATGATGGCACCTTGCGCCCGATTGGTGGTTGGCGGAAGCGCACACATAACGGCAGCAACATTCAGCTTACTGGCATCATGCGTGGTTCCCATGCTTGGCGGGCCAATAATGCGAATGCTTGGTTAGGCACTGGCGGCGCCAAGAAGTTGTACGCCATTAAGGCGGATGCTTCGCCGTACAATATCACGCCAATCCGCGAAACAGGGACGCTCACTAACGCCTTCAGCACGGTAAATGCGTCAGCGGTGGTAACGGTGGCGGATACCGGTCACGGGGGTAAGACCGGCGACACGGTTAAATTCACCAATGGAACCGCGATTGGTTCCAGTGGGATTACGCTATCTGGCGAGTATATCATGACGGTGACGGGGCTAAACTCCTACACTGTCACGCATGGTTCCGCCGCCGCTTCTACTGAGACGAATGCTGGCTCCGCTGACTATGCGTATGAATTGTCTATTGGTGATGTGGCTGCAACGCAGAACCTTGGTTATGGTGGGTTTACTTACGGAACCAGCACCTACGGCACCGCGCGCCCTGATGTATCGCCAACAGGTATTGCAGCGGCAGCGACATGGGCGCTTGATAACTGGGGTGAGTATCTGGTGGCTTGCCGGTCTGACGATGGCAAGATTTACGAGTGGGATTTGGATACCGCTGGCCGGGCTGATCTGATTTCCGCCGCCCCCACGGGTAATTCTTCGATCTTGGTGACGCCGGAGCGGTTTCTGTTTGCCCTTGGTGCTGGCGGTAATCCGCGCAAGGTCCAATGGTGTGACCAAGAAGATAACACCGATTGGACGCCATCAGCGACAAACCAGGCGGGGGATTTCGAGTTATCTACATCCGGCAAGGTGATCTGTGGCGAGCGCACTCGCTACGGGTCTTTGTTGCTGACCACGGTTGATGCTCACTTGGCGACGTACCAAGGCCCGCCATTCGTTTATGGGTTTGAGCGTGTTGGTTATGGTTGCGGGGTGATCAGCGCCCAGGCTTCTGTCAGCATGGATACTGGCGTTGCTTGGATGTCTGACGGTTCGTTCTATGTGTTTGACGGCGCCGTGAAGCCTTTGCGGTCTGATGTATCGGACTATGTGTTCTCCGACTTCAACTATAACCAGGCTTCTAAGGTGAATGCGGTTCTTAATATCGAGTTCTTTGAGGTGATCTGGTCTTACCCGTCTGCCGCGTCCAATGAATGTGACCGCTATGTAATCTGGAACTACCGCGAGAATACTTGGTCCATTGGTTCTTGGGCGCGGACAACTGGTGTGGCGGCTGGCGTGTTTGATTATCCCATTCTGATTGATCCCTCTGGTTATGTGTATGATCATGAGGTGGGGTGGAACTATGATGGCGCTTCTCCGTATGCGGAGACGGGGCCGCTGGAAATGGGGAATGGGGACCGGATTATGGTAGCCCGCCAAGTGGTGCCGGATGAAAAAACGCAGGGCCAGGTAAACGTCAGCTTCAAGACCCGTTTTGCGCCAGAGGGTACGGAGAGTACCTTTGGGCCTTACACCATTTCTTCTAAATATACCGATGTCCGGTTCTCAGGGCGCCAGGTTTCCTTCAAGGTGACGGGCGTTCAGTTGGCTGATTGGCGGGTTGGTAACTTCCGGCTTGAAGCGGTGCCTGGGGGTCTTAGGTGAGACTGCCCCCAGCCACCAATTCTTATGATAGTTCTAACGAGCAGACAGCCCGCGCCTTGTTGGAGCGGGCTGATGATGAGAACCATAAGAAGAACCGCGATCTGGAAGTAAGCCCAGGCCGGTTGATCTTGAAATCCCCTGATGGAACACGGTGGAGCATCACCGTTAGTAATTCTGGGGTGGTGGCTGCTACGGCGCTATGACCCTGTTCGAAGCCGAGTTCGAGCGGTGTTCCAAGTGGCTTCAGGATGCGCTTGATTATGCGGGTAATACGCATGATCTCCATCATGTAGCCAAGGGCATCAAAGAAGGGCATTTTCAGTTCTGGCCCGCCCCTGAAGCGGCGATTGTCACAGAACTTATTTACTATCCAAAGTTCACCATTCTCCATGCTTGGCTGGTTGGCGGTCAGTTGGAACAGGTGATTGAGATGATCCCGTCCTTAGAAGCCTATGGACGGGCGTTTAATTGTTCCAAATTGACCGGGTGTGGCCGATCAGGGTGGGTTCGTGCTTTGAAGAAGCACGGTTTTGAAGGTATAATGACGACAGTTTCTAAGGAGATACCCCATGTCTAAGGGCGGTGGTACATCAACGCAGACCCAAAGCAGCTCCCTTGACCCCGATGTTAAGGAACGGATGCTAGAGAATTATGATTTCGCCCTGGACGTTGCTAATCGTGAGTATCAGCCCTACCCCTATCAGCGGATAGCGGGCTTCACGCCGCTACAAGAAGCGTCCTTCCAGCGGGTGGGTGAAGTGGCGGGTTCTGCCCAGCAGCCGATTACCCAGGCCCAGGCTTTAGCCCGCCAGGCTGGCGCCTATACGCCGGGCACCATTGCTTCAGGGATGGCGGCTTACCAGAACCCATACACGCAACAGGTGATCG